CACTCGTTCAAACCGGCTGGGTTGAGGTTGAACTGCGCCCTGGGCGCACCACCGTCTACCACATCCGCGTGGACCACCCGGAGCAAAAAAGACTGGGGTCAAAAATGACCCGGGTCAAAAATGCTCCGGGTACCCCCGGCAAAAATGCTCCACCTACCCGGAGCAAAAATGCTCCACTAACAAAAACCCATGAACAAGAACCCATTAACAACAACCCACTCTTAAAGCTGCAAACCGAGTTTGCAGCCGTGTCAGAGCCCCCAAAGCGCAAGCCCAAGGCAAAAGGCAGCGAAGCCTTCGAGCGCTTCTGGAAGACCTACCTTTCCGCACCCATCCGTGCCACCAGCCAGTCCAAGCCAAAAGCCCTAAGCCAGTGGCAGAAAACAATCCGGACCGAATCGGAGGACACGATCCAAAAAGCTATCGAAACTGAAATCGAGCATCAGCAAGCCGCAGGCGATACCTTCGTCAGCCCTCTGCCTGATTGCTTTCGCTGGTTACGCGACGAGCGTTACGCCACTGTCAACGATCGCCCTGTCGGGCAGCAAACGATCAATCACGCCAACTACGTCTTCTGATGTCGCTGCCGCTATTCGATTACGCAAATCGCGGACGGTGCGTTCACCAAGTTTTCGACAACAAAGAACGCATCAGTCCCAAATCCGTCTACCGCATCGCTACCTCCGCGATGTTTGGCGAGACCGAGCTAGGCGAGGCTCGCTTCCACTACAGCCCCGTCGCTACCGACCATGCCATTGGCATGTACGACAAAGACGGGTACTACTGCACCTACTGCCCGCCCATCCCAGGCGCCTCTGGCTCTCGCGGTCTTGGTCGCTGGGTTCGTCATCCCTGGGCAGAAGAAGAACGTCAACGCCTTGAAGCTTTCGACTAATGGCACTCACCCGCATCTCAACCCCTGAAGGCGCCCGCAAGCTCCTGCAGCGCCTGATCGAAGCCAACCGCTGCACCCTGGAAGACTTGGACAAGGCACCGCCTGGACATGTCAACCCGCAGGCGTACCGCAACCTGCTGCGCGACATCGCTCCTGAGCCCAGGGTCGAGGTCGTCAGCCCCCGCGACCTAGCAACCAAAACCCCCGAAGAACCGCTGCCCTTCTGACATGACCAAGATCGAAGTCAGGGTGTATCTGACCCCCGAGGAGCGCGAGCACCTTGACGCCCAGGCGAAGGCGTTAAACCTCAACCGCTCCCAGCTGATGCGTCTGCGGGCTCTAGGAGACCCTGCACCAGGCGTTAAGCCCTCTGCGCCGCCCATCAGCCTGCGGCAGTACCAGAACGCCGTCCTAGCCGCTCTGAGGGCGTCTAACGGCTCCTGCTCGCGTCCGATCGTCGAGGCGATCACCGCCGCTGTCCTTTGTTCCGTCCATGAACCACCTAACAAACAGCCAAGCTCAAACCCTTCTCAAACTGTGGGATGACTACTACCTAGCTCTGTACCAAAAGATCAATGACCCAGAGCCCCCGCGAGCGCCTGAACAACTTGGTCGAGTCAGCCGCCACCTCCGTCCAGCCGACCTTGGAAACGCTCGATGACGGCTGCGTCCGCGTCTGCATTGGCACTAACTGCGGCACCGTTTCTTCTCATCACTTAGTCGAACCCAAAATCAATCAACTCAGGGCAGCCAACAATCACCACTAAAATAGAGCTGATACGATCCCTGCAAGTTTGCACGCGTAGGGTCTGTGACCTCAATCAATAGCCTGAAGTCAGACCATAAAAACGCACGACGCCGTACTGATCGCTCTTCCGAGCTGATCAAAGAATCCCTGCAGCGCTACGGCGCTGCACGCTCCATCGTCATCGACGAAGACAATCGCATCCTCGCTGGCAATGGCACGATCGAAGGTGCCAAAGCCGCTGGCATCAAAAACGTTCGCATCATTGAAACCGAAGGCGACGAGATCATCGCCGTCCGTCGCACCGGGCTCTCCGAAGACCAGAAAGTCGGTCTCGCCCTCGCAGATAACCGCACTGCTGATCTCAGCGAGTGGGACCAGGAGATGCTTCACCGCCTCTCTGAAGAGCATGACATCGAGCCTTGGTTCAACCAAGAAGACTTGGACGAACTGCTAAACGTCACCGAGCTCGACCCCGAGGGCGGTAACACCGACCCAGACGAAGTCCCCGAGACACCCGCCGATCCAATCACAAAGCCCGGCGACCTTTGGATCCTCGGCAATCATCGCCTGCTCTGCGGTGACAGCACCAACATCCAGCACGTCGAGCGCCTTATGGATGGCAAGAAGGCAGACATGGTCTTCACTGACCCGCCCTATGGGATGAACCTCGATACCGACTACTCAAAAATGGGGTCAACCAAGACCTACAAGCAGGTTCACGACGACGACAAACCCTTCGATGCAGGAGCGATGATGAAGCTGCTCCCAGCGCCTATTTGGTACATCTGGGGAGCTGATTATTTCTGTAAGTCAATTCCGCTCTGGGAGCAGGGCTCAACCCTTATCTGGGCCAAGGCGCACTCTGAAGACGAAAACAAGGTCTACGGCTCCTCCTTTGAGGTCTGCTGGCGCTTCCCTAAAGCCAAGAAAGAACTCTGGTTCGTTCGTCGCATTCACATGACTGACGAACACCTAAAAGCACATCCCACTCAGAAGCCCTGCGAACTCCCAGTCAGAGCCATCGAAAAAGACTCAAAGCCTGGCAACCTCATCGTTGACCTCTACGGCGGCTCTGGGACCACCCTCATCGCCTGCGAGAAGACCTCTCGCCACTGCCGAATGATGGAACTCGACCCCGCCTACTGCGACGTCATCGTCAAGCGCTGGGAAGACTTCACAGGCAAAACCGCTACCTGCCAGCCCGCAACCCCTGAACTGGTTGAAGACGCCGAGCAGATCCCCGTTCCCTTCTGATGGCTCAAAAAGGATCCACTAAAGCTGAAACGGAACTGCGGGTAGCACGCTTTGCTCGCATCATCGCCAACGGTGGACGGCGCTCTGACTGTGTTCGCTACGCCTCCGAAAACTGGGGGGTTGGCGAGCGCACCTGCGATAAGTACCTGGAGCTCGCACGCCAACAACTGCGGGCTGATTGGGACATCGAGCGACCGCAAATGATCGCCGACCTCCTCTCCCAGTGCTCCACACTCCAAATGGAGGCACGTCGCGCTGGGCAGTACCACATCGCCCTCGGTGCTATCAACACCGCTGCCAAGCTGGCTCAGCTCTGCTCATGAGCATCCTTAGCCAGTGCGCTGGTGGCTCCGTTCTTGCCGAGCCAGTTCCGCCTCAATCAGATGTGGACTGGAGCCCATTTGCTCTCGACCTCTTCGGCAGCCTCACCGAGCCGCAGCGTGAAGTCTGGGAATCACCCGAGCGCTTCAAGCTGCTTTGCTCCGGTCGTCGCTTTGGCAAGACCTATCTTTGCCTCGCTCGCCTCGTCGCCTGGGCTATCGAGAACCCTGGCAGCCTCTGCTGGTATCTGACGCAGAACTACAAGTCGGCAAAACAGATCGCATGGCGACAACTGCGAGCCATGGTGCCCGCTGACGTCTTCGTCAAGAAGAACGAATCCGAGCTCAGCGTCGAGCTTGCTAATGGCAGCATCATCGCCCTGAAGGGCGCAGAAAATGCCGACAGCCTGCGCGGCGTGAGCCTTAGCGCATTGATCATCGACGAGGCTGCTTACGTCAAGCAGGAAGCCTGGGAGATGGTGCTCCGCCCCGCGCTCTCCGATCAAGGCGGTCCTGCCTGGTTTATCACCACCCCAGCCGGGCTCAACTGGTTTCACGACCTATGGGAGCAAGCCCAAGACCAGGAAGACTGGCGCACCTTCTCCTACACCACAATCGAAGGTGGCAACGTCTCCTCAGATGAGATCGAAGCAGCACGCCGCACGCTTGATGAACGCACCTTCCGCCAGGAGTACCTAGCCAGCTTCGAGACCCTCGCTGGGCGCGTCTACCCTGATTTCAGTGATGACAACATCAGTGAAACCGCAGAGGACACTGGCGGAGAAATCTATTGGGGTACTGACTTTAACGTTGGTGTCATGGCTGGTGTTCTGGCTAGTCGCGTCGGTGACACTGTGCACATTTGGGATGAGTTGGCGGTAAAACAGTCGAACACAGACGAGGTTTGTCAACTGTTAAAACAACGCTTCCCGGATCGCAAAATCATCGCCTATCCAGACCCAACTGGTGCGGCTCGTAAAACAAGCTCTGCCGGCAGGACAGATCACGATATTATCCGTCGTTACGGCTTTGGCTGTGTCAGCCCGAAAGCGCCATGGTCTGTCAAAGATAAAATTAATGCGACTAACTGGATGATCCGCACTGCTGACGGTCATTTGAAATTGTTTGTGCATCCAAGGTGCAAGCACACCATCAAAGCACTTAAAAACGTGACGTACAAACAAGGTGCTGATGACTATGTCATCGACAAATCCGCCGGCATCGAGCACTGGACGGACGGATTGGGCTACCTGATCCTTGGCGCATTCAACCCGCTGTATGAACGCGCAGGGAAAAGCACTGGCATTAGGATTTACTGATTGCTATTGCTGTAGACTGCTCTTGCCGCCAGCATTGGTTAGCCGTGTATTCCGGATACAACTTCTATGACAGGCCGCGAACGCGCTGCTGAAGCACATCACAATCACTCAGCCTGCCATCAGAACCTCAAGTCATGACTCAAAACTCCATCAGCTTCACAGAAGACACCCAAGAGGTGATCCGCATCGACAAAGAAGGCTTTCATTACCGAGGCCAGTTCATTGCCGATGCTGGCGAAGCCCATCGACTCCTTGTCGAGTTTCTGCGCCTGCACCAGCCTCAGACCGTAAACTGACGGCATTGTCGGCATTGGTGCGCTGTGTATAGCGGTTACAACTTCTACGACAGGCCGCTGGCAGAGCGCACCGTCACCAAAGTCAACGATCCATCGACGGCGTGGTTTGCGCAAGAGCCGCATTGGATCTTAATCGAAGACCTGCTGTCCGGCACCTACGGGATGCGCAAGAAGCATCGCCGTTACCTGCCGCAGGAGCCGCGTGAGCTAGACGAGTCCTATGACAACCGCCTAGCCCGTAGCGTTTGCCCGCCGTATTACATCCGCCTTGAGCGCATGTTGGCTGGCATGTTGACCCGCAAGCCGGTCAGGCTTAACGACGTTTCCGATGTCGTCCGCGAGCAGCTGTTCGACGTTGACCTGCAGGGCAACGACCTGAACGTTTGGTGCTACGAAGCCTGCCGCAAGATGGTCCGTTATGGGCACATCGGTGTCTTAGTCGATGCTCCTGCTGCTGGCGAGCTTGGGCGTCCCTATTGGGTAACGTACACGCCAAGAGAGATCCTCGGCTGGCGTACTGAGCTGATCGACGGAGCGCAGAAGCTTACCCAGCTACGCCTCCTTGAAAAGGTCATCGAACCCGATGGCGACTATGGCGAAAAGGAAGTCGAGCAGGTTCGTGTCCTGACCCCTGGCGCTTTCGAGATCCACCGCCACGATGCTAAAGGGCAGTTTGTTGTACATGACAGCGGTACAACAACGATGGATCACATCCCGTTTGACATCGCCTATTCGAACCGCGTGAACTTCATGGAGTCACGCCCGCCACTTGAGGACATCGCCAATCTCAACCTCAAGGCGTATCAAGTCCAAAGCGACCTCGATAACCAGCTCCATATTTCGGCAGTGCCGATGTTGGCGTTCTACGGCTTC